TCTACGCACATTTTGTTAGTTTAGCAAATTCTACATAGGTTAAGCAGTTGGGACCCACGGTCCGATACATGAGCTTCTTAAATCCAAGCATGTGGAGCAGCTTCATGTGAAGTGTGTTTCGTGGATCAGCCACGTTGTGGAGTACATCATAGGAAGTCAATTGATCGACCCATCTTTTTGCTTCCTTTACGAATAGTTTTGGATACGGACGGACATGGTGCGTGGTTAGCATCCATATGGCTCCGCAATGGGCATCTGTTCTGGATACCCCCGCAATTCCGCAGAGGTTACCTTCTGGGTTGATAAAGGTGACCGCTATTTCCGAATGACGAATGGAAAGGGTAAGGGCCAAGGTCGGAATGTGACCAAGACCCTCAACCTCTTTTCTATCATCCTCTTGTAGGTGTTCCGCTACATAAAAGGCATCTTCAATGGTGGCTGGGCGAATGAGTTCTACTGCCTCAGCACTCCTCTGGTTGTGAAGGATCCTTGCCATGTTAGGCTTGTGATAGCGGTTGGGAGGGGGTAATCAGCTTTGATTGTGATGTCTACCTGATCTGCCTTAGCCATGATGGGAATCGTATTGGTCGGATTCCTTAGCATTGGTAGGGTCTGTGCCAGGTATTGGTTGGCTGTGATTTGTGGAAGTTCTGCCAAGTACTCTTCTCTTCCATCAGCACTCACCTTAACGCTGTAAGGTCCAGAGTTGTAGCTGCTGATGTCGATCCGATAGATGGTAGGAATATTAAGGGTGTCGGAGGCGTTCTCACTTGGTTTGTAGTAGAGAGCAGGAAGGGTTGCTTCTGCCTCATATCCTACACCAAGGGCCCAAGGAAGGGATGTCTGGTTTCCATCCACCAGTACGAAGTACCGTTGACCAGCAGGTGAATCATCATCAAACTGGAGTGGAAGGTTGTTGACTAGGCCTGGATTCTGTGGATCCAAGGAAACAGCAACAGCAGTTCCAGTAAAGCTTTCAATCTCTTCCTTAAAGCAGAGCTTGGTTTGATCAGTTCCAGACAAGTAGACCTTCACCGGATTGTAATCGTACAAGTCCAGTCTGGTATCCACATAGGTACCATCATAGAGCAACGCCCCGCTGGAGATTGATCTTGCTCAGGAATGGGGTTGGTTGGTTGGTGACAACGTACATGTGCTCATTGTCAAAGTCAACCAAAGAGATGGTTCCAGGAAGAATCCACTTGAACCAGCTGTTCATCAGGGCCTTGTCTTGACTGACGAGCCACCGATAGAGGTAAATAGCATTCCGTTCTTGTAGGGACAAGATGGCCAACGTGTTGGAAATGGTGCTGCCCTTGAAGGAAATCACATCTCCTGGAATGTACGAGGGAATGGTTCTAGTGATCTCAACCGTCTGTGGCTTTGTGGAAGAGTCGGTGACCAACATTTCCCTGATGCTGGCGGCCCTGACCGTTTGATCCAGAATCATGAAGGAGTTGCCGGAATCCAACGGAGAGATGGTGGCATCCTGGCTGAACTTAGAAACCAGATTGATCTCAGCAGTTGACGGACTGAATGCCTCTGTGGATGTTTCTAGGATGTACTGAGCGTTGTCCGCAAACAGCATCAATCCTCGTGGAACTTGAAGGGCATGAGTCAGCTGAACTGGCTTCTGTGATCCACAAGAGATGTCAATCGGATCGCTATCAACAATGGTGATGACGGTGCTGGCAAAGAAGTCAAAGTAGCTTCCAGCCTGACTGCAAATCACGTTGTCGTTGCTGAAGAAGATCAGACGATTCTTAAAGAAGTTGATGCCCGAGATCGGGTACCCAATAAAGGTAGGATTGGGATTGGTTTCCAGATCACCAACAACCCTTGAGTTCCAATACTGATTGGCAATCTCGTCTACGGTACCGGTTGCATTTCCAACAGCCGTGATAGTGAAGGTGTCACCACGATCGGACGTAACCACATTGTTTGCGGTGTAGCCTTGTCCAGCACGAACAATCTTGATGCCATCGATTGCATTTGGAAATGAATCAACAATCTGAATGCCTGACTTAGCAGGGTTGGTTCCCACCTGAGCGGTGAAGGCTCCGGTTTGAGTGATCTTTCTATTTCCAATAATAACGGCATTGAGGTTGGTAGTGGTAGCAACCTTCACACCACCAACATACCAGTCATAGCGGTAGGAGTAGGTTACAGTACTTCCACGTCCAGTATAACCTGTAGTGGCAACGGTATACCTGGAAACGTAATCCGTTGTGGAAACGTTTGTGGATGTAGTAGTGACGGTTCGAGTGGTAGTAGAGGTAACCTCAAGACGCAGGTCCTTACCAGTTCCACCAGAAACAGCAAAGCTTTCTCCAACCTGATACTGACCAAAGGTATTGTTGGTAATGGTAATGGTTTGAGGAACACCAGTGATGGTTGCTGTTTGGGTAACCGCTGTTGAATCCAGATTCCTAAAGGTGAAGGTGCCGTTTGCCTCACGAATAAGCGCGTGGGGCATTGTGGTGGCATCAAACTTCAGGGGAACACTTGGACCAATGGTTTCCTTCCAAACGCCTGCCCCATAGTTTTCTCCATTGCTGGTGACGAACTTCACATAGTAGTCATCACCATTGACAGTCTTGTCACCAGAAACCTTTAGGATGGCGCCATTTCTGAACTGCTTTGGTAGAACCGTGATCGATGGAACCTCATCTCTGTAGGCCTCCAATGCGGATCCAGTTGATCCTCCACTCGCTTTGATGTCAAAGGCAGCTCCATCATTCTTTGTGATGTAAATGGAATTCCCGATTTTTTCAGCAGTAAAGCCAGTACCTGTTGCATTGATGCCAACGCCAGTATCAGCGAACCCATTCAGAACGGTATTTAAGCCAACATGATTATTAGTTGTTGTAACTGTGTATGGAGTATTGTTAAGAACAATGGAATACTGCAAGCCTCCACCGATCGTGTTAACATTCACGAATGCGTAGTTAACCTTGGCAGCACTTGAAGTACCATTACCAGTGGCCATCTTGGTGACCACCTTCTTGTTCAACACAAAGTAGTAGTCATTGATCTGGAGCAGCTCCAGGTCGGTTGGGCTGGTATGGGTTGCGTAGGTGGTTGCCGATGCTGCTGGAGTGTTGATGGTCTTGGCTACCCCAGAATCAGCATCCCAGATCTTTGGCACACCATTAGGTGCAAACTGGATGATGTAGCGTTCTTGATCATCTCTGGTAGCAAAGAACCACGCCGCCGTACCAACAGCTCCACTCAGTCCTCCAATGGCCTTCAAGCCAGGACGCTTAATCAGACCAAAGGCCGGATCTGGAAAGTAGTTGGTACAGGATCTTAGCTGACCAGCCAACTTAAACGCATCTGCTTGCTGAGATACCCCACCAATCAGGTTGGGAATTTTCTGAGAAATAGTAGCCATCAGCGTGCCAGTGCCCGGTAAGGAGTGTAGGAGATGTAGTAGTTCTGTCCTGTTTCAATGCCAAACACGTTGGCTTCGGAGGTCTGGGTATCGTAGGACAGACAGTTGGCACGAGCCATGCCTTCATCTGATTCAAAGATCCGGAACTTCACAGCATCGATGTCCCCAGCCACTCGATCATAAAAGATGCGGGTCGCCTTGATCACGATGTAGTCCTTGAACACCTGTGGAAGATCTTCAAAGTCAAAGGCCCAGATCACATCACAATAGATCGTGGTGTTAGCGGGAAAGGTAAAGGTGTGACTAATCTTATCGTAGAGTTGGCCATTCCGCAATACGGTCTGGTATTTCTGTACGTTAGCAATCTTGTTGTCCGCAATCTGAAGAACGTTTGTCGGAACAGCAATGATGCCGCTTGCATCAGACACGAAGGGGTACTTGTATTCGGTGTTGAAGTTCCACCCTTCTCCTTGAACAGAGCGGTTGGCATCATCCAGGATGCTAAGTGCTGAGGCCACCTCTGGATTGAACGTGTCGAGTGAAGTCACCGGAGCCTGTCCGATGCCAGTCAGCATTTGATTAACAGCTTCAAGCTGCGTGGTTGCGAATGTCATTGGACGAGAGTCAGGGACGACTAAAGATAATAAAAAGGGGCCACCAATAAGGCAGCCCCAAACAATAACGGATAGAAGCGTCTATCAGTTGACGTTGCGGAAAGCACCGGCACAGGACACCCGGACAGGGCCAGCACCATAGGCCAGACGGCCCACGATCACATCACCCTGGTAGATGACCTTGGTATCAGCACCAGTGGTCTGAACCGAAGGACCGATGGCTTCAACCACACCAGCAGCATCACGATGGAAGATCAGGCCGCAGGCATTGGTGAAGTCGGTAGCAATGCCGTAGTTGTTGTTCTCACCGGTAACGGCAGCAGCATCAATGTTGGCACCGCTGGGCGAGCCATACTTGCCGAGGAACGGAATGTTGTTCGACTTGTAGATCTTGATGCCAGCGATCTCATAGAGACCTTCGCCGCTGTTCAGGTTACCCTGGGTGTTGCCGTACTCACGGTTCAGGATGTTGGTGTCAACCTGGCTGATCAGGGCGTAGTACTGACGGGGGCTCAGAACGGCCACACGACCATCCTTAGGAGCAGCGATCTCGTCCAGGCGGGCAGCGGCTTCAAAGAAACCGTCCACGAGGGCCTGAGCATCATACTCCTTGTTGGCACCCAGGTTCACACGGAAACCACCAGGCTCGCCGGTCACAGCAGCAGACAGTCCCGAAGCACGATCCAGAACGCGGAAGATCCGACGATCATAGAACTCAGCCAGGCTCTGACCGATCTGACGAGCGATAGGACCACGGATGTCATACTGGGCCAGGGTCTCGTTCAGGTCATAAACGAACGCAGAGGCAACCAGCAGGTCGTCCATTGCGATGGTGGTCTCAGCCACAGGCGGGTTGCCCGAACCGAGGATGGCG